GCAGAACTAGAGTCAGAAGTATGACTGGAGTTGCCGGTGCTGGAGCAGGAACTGTTTTTATTAAAAATGGTTCAGCAACATCTGGTCAAAACAGATTAATTTTAGATGTAGACAACGGATCAACAATCGACCCATACATTGCCGATAACGGAATTTTATGTGAAGATGGTGCGTTTTTTGCATCTGCGGGAACTGCAGTAGTAGGATTATCTATACAGTTCGACGGGTAGGAGGCTAAATGGCTAACACTACTTCAGGGTCTTATATTTTTGGAAAGACTCTTCCAGTTGAAGAGATTATTGAGGAAGCATACGAAAGAATTGGTATGCAAGGAGTGTCTGGCTATCAATTAAAAACAGCTAGAAGATCTTTAAATATTTTATTTTCAGAGTGGGGTAATAGAGGTTTACATTACTGGGAAGTAAAAAATCAAAGTATTAAAATGGTAGATGGACAAGCTGAATATAGCTTGTTTAGATCTACAGGTGATGGCACAAGTGCGGGTATTACAACAACTCTATCTGCAGGTATTAACGCTACTGTAGCTACGATTGGAGTTGCATCAGTTGCAAACTTACCCAACTCTGGAATTATTAAAATAAATGATGAGGAAATAACTTACTCAGGAATTTCTTCTTTAAATCTAACCGGTTGTGTTAGAGGTGTTAATGGAACAACTGCTGCTACTCACAATTCTGGTGATAGTGTTTTACAATTTCCTGCAGGTGTAAATGATGTTTTAGAGGCTAACTACAGAAATGATCAAAATGTAGATGCACCTATGACAAAAATTAGTAGATCACAGTATCAAGCTTTTTCAAACAAAACAGACAAAGGAACTCCAAGTCAATATTTTGTTCAAAGATTTATTGATAGAGTTTCTATAACTTTATATTTAACTCCAGGTAGCACACAGGCTCAAACTGGATATTGTATAAATTTTTATTACACACAAAGAATACAAGATGTTGGGGCTTACACAAATGCAACCGACGTTCCTTTTAGATTTATACCCTGCATGACTTCAGGTTTAGCATATTATCTTGCTATTAAGTATGCTCCACAAAGAGTACAAGAATTAAAATTATTATATGAAGATGAATTTGCTAGAGCTCTTGCAGAAGATGGATCTCCAGTTAGCACATTCATAAGTCCAAAAGTTTACTATCCGGAGTTAGGTTAATGGGAAGTTTTGCATCAGGTAAATATGCGTATATGATTTCAGACCGTTCAGGTCAGCGTTTCCCGTATACTGAAATGGTTCAAGAGTGGAATGGTTCTTGGGTTCACATATCTGAGTATGAATCAAAACAACCACAACTACAACCAAGACCCACTAGTTCTGACCCACAAGCTTTAATGCACGTAAGACCAAGTAGAGTAGCTTTTCCTACACCAAATGTTTTAAGAAACGATCCATTTGTGATGACAGCTGCATCTAAAGTCGTAACAGTTTTTACTGGTGAGGATGAAACATTACAAAACAGTAATCCTTGGTCCACAGGTGATGCAATAAGATTTATTGAAGTTAAAAAACCTGTTGGTGGAGTTGCTATTAATACTCTTCAATTAGAAACAACTTTAAATGGTAATATTACATCGGATGCTACAACCATAACTCTTACTGATGCTAGTGCTTTTCCAACTAGCGGATTTATAGTTATTCAAGACGAAACAATAGAATACACTGGTAAATCTAGCAATGATTTAACTGGTTGCACTCGGGGCACATCCGCACCAGCGTATGGCAGAACATATTCAAATACAACGGCATCATCACATAATTCAGGTGAAAAAGTTTTTGGATCGTATATAATAACAAAAGTTTCTGAAACAGCTACAAACGATGCAAATACAGTTCAAAGCTATAGTAATAAATTTACTTTTAGTTTAGTATCAAATGCATCAAGCACAGAAACAGGAGGAGGATTCTTTGCATTTGCAGGACCTGTAAATCAAAGAGCATAATTATGTCAGGATTTAATTACGCAAACTTAGTAACAGATATTAGAAACTACACAGAAGTAGGAGATAGTGTATTAACAGCCGCTATTATTAATAGATTTATAGAAGATGCTGAGTTTAAAATTTTTTATGATGTACCAATTGATGCTTACAGATATGTTAGTGAAGGAACATTAGTAACAGATGACAATACAATTAACGTTCCTGGTAAAGGAACTCAAGGGGCAACTGGAGCTGTATTTATTAGAGGCATAGAAGTATTTAATTCTACGTCAGCTACGACAGGACAAGGAGTTTGGTTAGAGAAAAAAGATCAAACATATTTATCAGAATATGTAGGACGATTAACTGGAACTGAGGGAGATTTAACTAATCAAGATACTACTGCTTTACCTAAATATTACGCTATGTTTGGCGGAGCAACTGGTACAACTAGCACAACATCTGGTGGGATGTATGTAGCACCAACACCAGATCAAAACTATAAATTTAGAATATACTACACGATGATGCCAAAAAGTCTGGTGACAGAGACTGGTGGCACATACATTAGTCAATATTTTCCAAGTGGGCTATTATATGCATGTCTTGTAGAGGCATACGGATTTTTAAAAGGACCTGCAGATATGTTGACATTATACGAACAAAAGTATAAACAAGAGGTACAGAAGTTTGCAGGAGTGCAACTTGGAAGACGTAGAAGAGATGATTATACTGATGGCACAGTAAGAATCCCAGTACAATCACCTTCACCGTAAAAGGAGAACAACTATGGCAATAACATCGGCAATTTGTAACAGTTTTAAAGTAGAAATTTTAAAAGGAGTTCACAACTTCACAGCTTCTACTGGTAATACATTTAATTTAGCTCTTTATACAAGTTCTGCAACTTTAGGAGCAGGCACAACTGCATATACAACATCTGAAGAAATTACAGGGACTGGATATACTGCAAAAGGAGCTGCTTTAACAAGCATAACTCCAACACTTGATTCTACAACAGCGTGTTGTGATTTTGACGATGTAAGTTTTACAAGTGCATCTTTCACAGCTAATGGATGTTTGATATTCAATGACACTGCAACAGGAGATCCTGCAGTTTGTGCAGTGGCTTTCGGTGGAGATAAAACAGTTTCCTCTGGAACATTTACAATTCAGTTCCCAGCAAAAGCAGCAACAACAGCTATAGTTAGAATAGCATAAGGAGGTAAATCCTTATGTCGAATACCTGGGGAGCAAACTCTTGGGGACATAACCAATGGGGTGATCAAGACTCTGTTGACATTTCACTCACAGCACCAACTGGTTTAACATCTGCGGTAGGAGCTCTTGAAGCTTTTAACGAAGAAGGTTGGGGTAGACAAGAATGGGGTAACTCTGGTTGGGGTGTACAATATGCAGTAGAGCTATCAGGACTTGGAGCAACTTCAAGTATTGGTTCTATAACAACAGCGATTGCAGTTCCACTAACAGCGCCTTCAGGATTAACGTCTAGTTTAGGCACACCTACTTTAAATCTAACATCAATTGCAGCGTTAACAGCACCGAGTCAGATGACTTCGGAAGTTGGAGATTTTGATAATGCTGGAACATTAGTTGGTTGGGGTAGAAACGGTTGGGGTGAAGAACCTTATGGTGATTCATTTAATAAATTAGTACAACCAGCTGGAGTTAGTGCAACGTCCTCTGTTGGATCTTTAACAACAGCTGTTGAAAATTTTGTACCATTAACTGCACCAAGTGAAATAACAGCAGGTTTAGGTTCTTTAACTTTAAATTTAACTTCTGTCATAACTCTAACAGCGCCTTCACAATTAACGTCTAGTGTAGGAGCTATTTCTCCTATTAACATGACAGTGGGATTAACAGGGCAACAGGCGACATCTGCAGTCGGTGGAGTAGTTTTAGATCAAATTTCAATATCTCCTACAGGACAAGTGGCAACCTCTGGAGTGGGATCATTAACGGTTGGAATAGGTGTTCCTTTAACAGGACAAGTAGCAACATCTGGGGTTGGTTCTTTAATATCTCAAATAGGTGTTCCATTAACGGCACCATCAGCAATAACATCGAATGTGGGGGCCATCACCCCTACAGAAATGGTTGTTGGTTTAACAGGTCAAGAAGCAATATCAAATGTGGGAGCTCTTGGAATCAGGGCATATCAAAATGTTGTAATTGATGGAAATACAAGTTATAGTAGTGTAAGTAAAAATAATAACGCAAACTATTCCGATGTTGACAATACAGCGGAGACATCTTATACAGATGTTACAGCAGCGTAGAGGATAAATTATGGCATCAAGTTTTACAAATTTAGGCATTGAACTAATGGCTACTGGTGAAAACGCCGGTACTTGGGGAAATAAAACAAATACAAACTTACAGATTGTTCAACAAATTTCAGGTGGCTATCAAGCACAAGCTTTAACTAATGGTGGAACTTTAGCTTTAAGTAAAACAGATGGTGGGACTGGAGCAACTCTTGCAAATAGAGTTTGGCAACTTACAGGTGCTCTAACAGGATCATCAATTGTTACTGTTCCAGATAGTGTAGAAAATTTTTATATAGCTCACAATGCTTCAACAGGAGCTCAAACTGTTCAATTAAAAACTGCAACAGGAACTGGGACTACTTGGGCAACTACAGATAAAGGTCATAAAATTGTTTATTCAGATGGAACTAATGTAGTTGATGTATTAGCTGATTCTTCAGAAATAGGATTATCTAATCAAAACCCATTAAAATTTAAAGATGCAGATGATTCTAACTTTTTTGCATTAAAAGCACCAGCAACCATAGGTTCTAGTGTAACATTAACATTACCTAGCGCAGACGCTACTTCTTCAGGCCAGGCTTTGGTTTCTGATGGAGCTGGAACGTTATCATTCGCAGATGCAGGTATAACAACAGGAAAAGCTATTGCAATGGCGATCGTATTCGGTTAAAAGGAGTAAATTATGGCAAATCCAAATATAGTAAACGTAGCAACAATTAACGGTGAGTCGGTAGGGTATAATTTAACAGCCACTACAACTACGACTTTGTTAACTGTATCATCAGGTAAACTTTTAAAAGTAAATAGAATTACATGTGCAAACGTCGATGGTACGAATGCAGCAGATTTATCATTATCCGTTGTAAAATCTAACTTCACATCGGCAGGTGTTACAAACTTCGACACTTCAGGAACTTTCTTTTTAGCAAAAACAGTTTCAGTACCAGCGGATGCTACATTAGTTGTATTGGACACTCCAATATATTTAATGGAAGCAGACGTATTAAAAGGTGGAGCAAGTGTTGCTTCTGATTTAGACTTATTTATTTCATATGAAGTCATAGACGACTAGGGGGTTTAAATTATGGCTGGCAATGGCGGAATAATTGGACCAACAAAAGTTGTTAACTCCCCACAAACAAAATGTACTGTATTTACTTCATCAGGAACTTTCACTGCACACAACTGCACTGTATCATCAGCTAGAGTTTTAACTGTAGCTGGAGGTGGCGGCGGTGGAGCATCTCTTGGTGGCGGCGGTGGAGGTGGTGGTGTTTTATGCAGTCCTTCAATTTCAATCACTGGACCAGTCACAGTAACCATTGGAGGCGGTGGAGCAGGAAGAAACGGATGTGTTCCTTCTGCAGGTCAAGCGTGTAATGGAGTAAATTCAAGTTTTGGACCCACAGCAGCTACAGGTGGTGGCGGTGGTGGTGGAACCAATGGCGGCGGTAATTTATCATCAGCAGGAGCAGCAGGTGGATCAGGTGGTGGAGGATCAGGAAAAGTTCCAGGTGGACCAGGAGGTTCAGGTGGATCAGCAACTTCATGTCAAGGTAACGCTGGTGGAACAGGTATAGCATTTGCAGGAGCTGGTGGTGGTGGAGCTGGTGGAGCAGGACAAAACGGACAATCGAGTTCAGATGGTGGAGATGGTGGAGCAGGAACAGATAAATCCCCAATATATACAACAGCAACTTTTGGAGTATCTGGAGTAATAGGTGGTGGAGGTGGTGGTGGATCAGATGGACCAGATACTGCTGGAGCAGGTGGATCAGGTGGTGGTGGAGCAGCATCAGGTACACCAACAGCACCAGGACCTAGTCCCGCAAATCACCCAGGAACACCAGGAACAGATAACACTGGAGGCGGTGGTGGAGCAGGCGGTGGTGGACCAGCTGGAGCACCAGGAAGAGTTGGAGGTCAAGGTGGACCGGGAGTTGTAGTAGTAAAAGAAACAATTCCTAAATGTGCATCAGGTGTTTGGGATATGAATACAGTATTCGATGAAGTAGCAGCTGGTAACTGGATTAAAAGAACAGCAACAGTAGATTATTTAGTTGTTGCAGGTGGTGGAGCTGGTGCTTCTACATTTGGTGCTGGAGGCGGAGCTGGAGGTTATAGAGCTTCTGGTTATGGCCCAAGTCCATTACAAGGAACAGCACAACGTTTAGGTTTAGGAGATTATACAATTACAATTGGTGCTGGAGCAGCAACTACACCGACACCAGGTCAACGTGGATCAAATGGTAGTAATTCAATATTTGGATGTATAACATCTACAGGTGGTGGTGCTGGTGGATTTAGCACTACTCTGGGTAATCCTGGTGGATCAGGAGGTGGTAGTGGTAATTCAGGACCCCCTAACACTGCAGGATCAGGAAATACTCCACCAGTAAGTCCCCCTCAAGGTAATCCTGGTGGTGCGGGTGGAGGACCAAGTCCTAATGGGGCTGGTGGTGGTGGCGGTGCTACAGCAGCAGGAGTTGGAGCTCCCTTTCCTTCATGTGGATCAGGAAATGGTGGAGCTGGTGCTCCAAATACAATTTTAGGTCCCGATACTTCATACGCTGGTGGTGGTGGAGGTGGAGGATTTAGAAGTCCAGGACCTAATGGTTCAGGTGGAGCAGGCGGAGGTGGTGCTGGAGGTAATCCAGGTCCAAGTCCAAGTTCAGGTGGAACAGCTGGTGTAGCTGGAACGGCTAATACTGGCGGTGGCGGTGGTGGTGGTTCTGGTTCTGGATGTAACGCTGGTGGTGCTGGTGGTTCAGGGATTGTTGTTGTAAGAGTTCCAAATGGTTTTACTTTAGCAGGAACACCATGTGCAGCCTTTTGTGGTTCTACACATCCAGGTGGTGATAAAATAGGAAAGTTTACTGCATCTGGAACGTTGACAATAGGTGGGGCATAGAATATAAATTAAATTTTAAGGAGTAAAAAAATGGCACATTTCGCAGAATTAAAGGCAATGACAGATCCTACTGGATTTACATCAGATTCACATCAAGTTGTAGAAAGAGTTGTTGTAGTGGGTAACGATGTTACTACTGCAGCTGGACCACTAGGAGAAAATGATATGCATCAAGATGGAGAAACATGGTGTATTAATTTTTTTAACGGTGGTATTTGGAAACAAACTTCTTACAATAATAATTTTAGAAAACAATACGCAGGCATAGGAATGGTTTATGATCCTGTAAAAGATAAATTTTTAGGACAACAACCTCACGCTTCATGGTCATTAGATTCAAATGATGATTGGCAAGCACCTATAACTTATCCAACAGTTATAGATGATGGTGCAGATCCAAGTGTATGGTGGTACATGATTTCTTGGAACGAAACAAAATATAATGCTGACAACACAACAGGTTGGGAAGCAATTAAATCAAACGACGAATCGGAAACACCTACCAAATATAATTGGAATGGCACAGCTTGGGTGTCCGAATAGGAGACTCAAATGCCTAGAAATAAATCTGGCTCAGCAAACGGTGGTGTAATTGGAAAAACGAATAAGACTTCGTTTGGGAAGAATACACAAACTGTTAAAACAGCAAGCACACCTAGCGCAGTTACTACACAACCAGGAACTAGAATTATTAAAACTTTAGTTCTTGCTGGTGGTGGAGGTGGTGGAAGAGATAGAGCTGGTGGTGGTGGAGCTGGTGGTTTAAGAAATATAGAATTAAATGTATGTGGAAACACTGCTTTAGGGGCAGTTGTAGTTGGTGCCGGAGGTGCAGCTGGTATATCTTCTCCAACTTCACCTGGAAGTAACGGAGTTAATTCATCTATAGTAGTTAATGGTACAACTTATACATCATGTGGTGGTGGCGGTGGTGGAAAAGGACAATCTGTAGGAATTGCTGGTGGATCAGGTGGTGGTGGCGGTGGTGGACCTCCAGGCGCACCTGGATCAGCTGGTGGAGCAGGAGTTTGTGGACAAGGATTTGCTGGAGGAACAGGATCTGCCGGAAGTCCTCCTGTAAGTTGTGACACAAGAGGATCAGGTGGTGGCGGTGGAGCTAGCGCTGTAGGCGGTAATGCTGTTACAGGAAACACTCCAGGAGCAGGAAGAGGTGGAATTGGAGGTGCAGGTTTAGATGTAAGTCCTGATTATGGAACGGGCAGTGGTGTCTGTGGAGTTTTCGGTGGCGGTGGTGGCGGTGGAGCAAGATTTCCTAATCCAGGAGGCACAGGAGGTGCTGGTGGTGGAGGCCGTGCTGGTACACCAGGAGTTTGTGCAGTAGCAGGGACAACTAATACCGGAGGTGGTGGTGGCGGTGGAGATAACTGTGCTGATGCTGGTGGTGCAGGCGGATCAGGAATAGTCATCGTAAAAGAATTAAACAAAGCAAGTGGTGTGTGGTCAATGCAAAGTCAATTTCAAGCACAGAGTCAAGGAACATGGCCAGATGGATCAATTGTTATTGATTATGATTTAAATTTTTTAGTGGTAGCTGGTGGAGCTGGAGGAGGTTCAGGAAACTCTGGTGGTGGAGGTGGAGCTGGAGGATATAGAGCTTCTGGTTTTGGTCCATCGCCTTTACAAGCTTCTGCTTTAAGTTTTTCAGGAGTATGTGCAACAAGCACTTATAACGTAACAGTAGGAGCTGGAGGAAACGGTGGAGCAGCTCAACTAAATCCAGGTGCTAACGGAAACGATTCAATATTTAATGTATGTGGTTCATCCCCAGTTAAAATTACAGCTACAGCAGGTGGACACGGAGCTGGTAACTGTGGTAGTTCCCCTGAATTCCCAGGAGCCCCTGGAGGTTCAGGTGGTGGAGCGATGGAATCTGGATCAGCGGGAGCTGGTAACACACCTCCAACAAGTCCTCCTCAAGGTAATCCAGGAGGAACATCAGCACCAGGGTCTGGTAAAGGTGGTGGAGGTGGTGGTATAGGTGGATCAGGTAGTAACACAGGGCCTGATGGTGGAGGTTTACCTGGAGGAAATGGTGGTGCAGGTGTAACCAATAATATTAATAATTCATGCACAGCTTACGCAGGTGGTGGAGCGGGTGGTGTTCCTAGTGGAGCAGCTGGTGGAGCTAGTGGAGGAACAGGTGGATCATCTATTGGTGGACCTGGAGGTAAAGGATCTGCAGGTGGTAACGGTACAGCTAATAGAGGAGCTGGCGGTGGTGGAGGCGGAAGACAAGCTGGAGTTACAAACCATGCTGGTGGTAACGGTGGTTCAGGTATAGTTATTATTAGTGGACCAAGCGCTAGAACTTTTGCAGTAACACCTTGTACAAACTCTACAGCTACACATCCTAGTGGTGCTAAATTAGCAACCTTTACAGTTTCTGGAACATTGACAGTTACATAATAATTGATATAAGAAAGATATAGAAAGATGAATCTAACAAATTATTATTGGTATTTTCAATCAGCAGTTCCTGCTAGAATTTGTGATGACATTGTAAAGTATGGTCATCAACTACAAGATCAAATGGCGGTTACTGGTGGTTATGGTGATAAAAAATTAAATCAAAAACAAATTAAAGATTTAAAAACAAAAAGAGATTCTAATATTGTTTGGATGAATGATAGATGGATCTATAAAGAAATACAACCGTATATCCATAACGCAAATGCAAATGCAGGTTGGAATTTTGAGTGGGATTTTAGTGAGTCTTGTCAATTTACAAAATATAAAAAAGGGCAATACTATGATTGGCATTGTGATAGTTGGGATAAACCTTATATTAGACAACATCCAAATGACCCATCACATGGTAAGATTAGAAAGTTATCTGTAACAGTAACATTATCAGATCCAAAAGATTACAAAGGTGGTGAGCTAGAGTTTGATTTTAGAAATATGGACCCAGATAAGAAACCTAATATTTTAAAATGTAAAGAAATACTACCTAAAGGATCTTTAGTTGTATTTCCTAGTTTTGTATGGCATAGAGTATGTCCAGTTAAAAGTGGAGAAAGAAACAGTTTAGTAATATGGAACTTAGGATACCCATTTAAATAATATGAAAAAGAAAAAAGCT